GATCGGGTGCAGCATTGATGCTCACGGTAGTTCCGTTCCTCGCCTCACAGTAGCCATCGTAGTCACCATCATGGATCAGCAGATGCGTCACTACACCCTTGCCCAACTGCCTGTATCGGTCAATCGTGGCCTGCAGCACAGCCTTCTGAATCACCGTGTTCGCAACGGTCAAAGGCCTGTTTTTCCACGTAACCTCAAACAACCCATCGATACCAGCAAACTCGGGCGTGCCATACGCTATCTGAGCAGGCGTAAGACCTCGCTGTAGCCCTTGCACGATGCGGTCAACGATCAAGCGCCTGGTAGTCGCATCAACCACCGCAGCCTCTGCCTGAGCCGCGAGAACGGCTTTCTGAATGGCTGGATCGTCAAGCGGGATCGGCCCCAGGTTGAACACCTTGATCACCATCGTATGCACAGCCCGCCATGCAGTCACATACCAGCGAATGAAAAGCGCCGTGAGCAACGCAAGCTCAAGCTCATCGTCCCGGGATTCACCCTCTTGCTTTTGCTCAAGCTCAACCCTGGAATTTGCCACTCACTAACGCTTTCTTGACCCGACGCTGCTGGCTAGCCTGGAGCGCAACTAGATCGTCTTCCATCTGGTTGGCACTCACGTCTACCAACTGCTGTAGCGCCCGACTCAGTAACTCGTCTGAGCTTTCTTTGGATCCGGGCGAGCCACCGGCGGCAGGCTTATTGGCTGCTAGGGCTTGAGCCCGGGCATCGGCCTCTGCCGCCTGAGCATCTAGCTCTTGCTGGCGCTCTGCCTCTACGTCTGTCGTAGCCTGATCAACCGTTACATACTGACCGCTGGTCGGCACAAACAGAATGTCCTCACCAGGCAACTCGGGATCGTAGCCAAGCTCGGTGAGCGCAATCTCCCGGGTGATCACACCTGAGCTAAAGAGCTTCGAGATCCGATCTGCCTTCGCGTTCTCGTCTTCCTGTAACGATCTGACCTCGCCAAGGTCATGCTTGATCTGGATGCGCTTATCGCTCGAAAACTCCCTGGCGAGCTTGCGCGTCCACTTGCTCTCATCGAGCTTCCAGATGGGCGCAATCGTTACCTCGATAAAGTTTTCTGATACCTGCCTCAAGCTCGCAAAGTTAGTTGTCTGGTCAAGCCCAACACCTAGCCCTGCAACTGCCGGCGGAACGCCCATTACCGCTGCAATCCTAGTCTCGGGTACATCGTGTAACGCCTCAAGCGTCATCTGCTGTGGCGAGAAACCAAATTGCTCCATCTTCGCGCCACCAGTCATGACCGCAACGCTGCCACGGTTCTCGCCACCAAACTTGCGCTCTAGGTCATGCTTGATCTCTTCCAACTGCTTCGGGCTCAGCATTGTCTCAGCCGGCAGGCTCGCTACCAGACCGGGGATGCCAAAGTTACGCAAGATGGCGTCTTGATACTTGGTTGCCTCAGCGTCAGATGCAATCTCTCGGAGCAGCCGTTTGAGTGGCGCAATACCCTTGCGTACATCGAGCGGGTCAACCCCAACCTTGAAGTGCATAACGTCCTCAACCGGGATCTGCTGCTTGCCCCGGCCATCGGACCGATCCATCTCGTACCAGTCGATAAAGTTGTTGGACCCTCGCTCGGTGTGCGGGCTCATGACTAGTGGGCTCACGGGCCAAAGCTCGATCACCGCGCCTACGCCATTGCGAACCTTGAGCAGATAGGCATTGCCATCGGCGTGCCGTGCCCAGGCCAGCCACCAGCGGATTTCGAGCATGTCTAGCTCGGGATGCGGCTCATCGAGTAAGTCCTGAATCGGGGAATTCTCAACCGGCTCAAGCTCGCCAGCACCGGTCTTCTGGTAAACCCGCAGCGGTGCCTCAATCGATGCGTTGGCAAGTGCCCTCAGGCAGGCAAACACCGCTGAGTTGTAGTCACCCTGAGCATGCTGAGGCAGCGTAGTGCCGGCTGTGTAGACCAGATGGTTGATGTACTGCCAGTGGACCGTAGGATCGGCAGGCGTAAACTTCTGCTCCTGCCTACGGGCAACCGGGTGTGTGAACGCTTGACCAACCTTAGTCAGCGCAGCAGACCAACGAGACTCAGGCAACGCTCATCCTCCCGGCGTCGGTAAACTTCGGTGCCGACTCGTGCCGGCAAAACTGTTGACAGGCTACACCAATGCTGTATAGTGAACGTATGGCAAGCAACAAGCGAACACTCAAGACCAGCAAGCACATCGCACGGTCGGCCAACGTCTGGAACATGGCGTTTGAGCACAGAGGCGAGCAGCAGCCGGTATTCGAGTTTTACGATGATGAGGGACGCCGGCATCTGGTTCTCATGGGCCAGCGTCAGGCTACGATCCTCGCTCAGCGCATTCAGGATCTCGGATGGAAGTCATGAACAACCTGATTCTCGTCAAGGGCCGGATCGCCGGCTCTCGCTCGCCAGCAAGCAACGAGACTCACTGGTCACCCGATGGCAAAGCCACCCTTTGTGGCATCAGCGTCCTGAACCGCGTCAACGCCATGAACCCCGCCAAGTGCATTAGCTGCCGCAAGTGCAGCCGAAAGCAGATCGCTCAATGGGTTGAGGCTCAGAGAACCTGAACGCCCATCGTTAGCGGTGGCATCGCTGCCATAACCACAGCATCACCGGCGTCCGGGCTTCGGCCTAGACGTTCGATGATATCGTCTTTGCTCTCGATCTGGATGCCGTGCATTCTCATCATCCAGCGAGCCGCGCACAGATCAGAACGTAGCTCATTGTCTGGTGGCAGGCAGACCTCGTCACCATTCTCGGGATCGAGTGCCTCTCGCATTGACCAGTAGGCAAAGGCTCGGACGTTTACGAACCTCAGTAGATTTGTCCTGTCATGCCGCTTGGTGCCTGCGCCAAAGTTGACCGGGACTACGGGTAAGTCAACCTCCCGGCAAAGGTCTACAACGGCTGCACCTGGCCCGATTACGTCAACGTTGATGATGCCGCCACGGGTTGCTGCCTCAGTGACGATGTTTCGGCCTTGGGTGCCGTCAGGTGTGTCCTGACCATCCCAACGTTTGACCTCAGCGAACCAGTTGCCCCAACGTTGGGCTAGCGCGGTCTTTGCGGCACCACCACGGGCAACGTCTAGGCCAGCGCAAGTAGCGGGGCCATCGGGCTTCTGTGAGTCGCGCCATCGCCTCATGGCTGCGTCTACCCATGCTGAGGGTATGACTTGCCAGGGATCGTCCCTGCGTCCTACAGAGAAGTCTCCGAATAGTAGCTGCGAGCGCATCGGCTCAGGCAGACCCTGAAGCACTGAGCCGTAGTCTGTTGAGGCTAGAAACTGGTTTTGCTTGAGGCTAGCCGGGATAAATGTTCTTGACCGGGGCCGGATCGTTTCGCCATTGTGCTCGAATGGCTTACCGTCCTCTAGCTCTACGTCCTTGTCATCGATGCGGGCAAACCAGCGTAGCTCGCCTGGTTTTGCGGGGTTGTCATGCTGCGAATCGAGCCAGGGTGCCCAACGTCTGATAACCCACTCGCCTTCGTCACTGAGTGGTGGATTACCTGCACCTACGATTCTTGTTCTTTGGTGAGGATCTGTTGAGCGTAGCCAACCTATGAGGAAAAGATACTGAGCCTCTAGAAACTCAGGTAGTTCATCGAAGCCCTTGAAGTCATGTGCTCGGCCTCGCCACTTGGATAGGTCGGCTATGGTTTCGACTGCACCAAACTCGATGGTTCTGCCATTGTGCAGCCGCCAGCCGTTGAGCCGGCCTACGAACCTACCGTATTGGCCTACGATGTTGCTTGTACGCTGCAGCAGGCCCTCACCACCACGTAGCTGAGTGTAGGTACGCCTGAAGATGATTGAGCGTTTCTGAGCGGTGAGTGAGAGCCCTAGCAGTAGGTCGGACTTACCACCACCGGCCTGACCACCAAAGTACAACTCGTCTGCCTCACTCAGCCATGCCTCCGTCTGTGGTCCCGTTTGGGGAAGCCATATCGGGTCCGGCTGGGAGAGCAGCAAGATTAGCTCTTTCTCTGGCTGCGTCAAGGATGGTAAGGATGCGGTTGTCACGTTCCTGCTCGGTAAGTGTAATACGCTCGTCTATCTCGATTGGGCTACCGTCAGGGCCGCTGATCTCCTGGCGCTTTGGTGCATCAAGGCCAAGCATGCTGGCTCTACGCTCCATGAGCCTGAGTGCTCGATCAATGCTCAGCAGGTGCCCATCCAGCGCCTTGGCGTAGGCAACCTCAAACATCTTATCGATGCGCTGTAGCTCAAGCTCTCTGACCTCATCTGCTGTTTCAGCAAGCTTTTCCCTATCGGCCTTGAGCAAACGCATGATGACCTTACGGGCATGACTTCTATCGAAATATTCGAGAGCCTTAGCGATAGAGTCGTAGTCCTTGCCTGCCCGGCGCATCTCAAGCGCCTTCTGATCTCTGCTCAGGTCAACCTTGGCGGGCATGCCTTTCATGGGTACACCTTGTGTGTATCAGCCAGCTTGACAGAACTCTACGGGCTTGGGGATCCATTGCTCAACGCCATTGATCTTGACACGAGCCTCACATGGCAGTGGTGTAGGCGTAGTTTCGGGTGTAGCGGTTGGGCCAGGTGTGCTGGTTGGCTGAGCGGTTGGTGTAGAAGTGGCCGGAATCGGTGTAGCTGTAGATGGGATTGGTGTGCTGGTTTGTGGTACGGGTGTTGGTGTACTGAGGCAAGAAGTATTCGGTGCTTGTAGCTCGGGGCATGACTGAACGTGAGCATGCGGGCAAGTGTTTGGCGAGATGGTCTGGTTAGCGTTCTGCCAGTTAGTGCCCAGGCACCATGAGTCTGAATGCGACTGCGAGGCAGGGTATGGTGGGTTTACGGCAACGTTGTTCCAGTGCCACCGCAGTGGTGTGTGCTGGCCTGAGTTGATCCAGCTAGTCATGTAGAAGCGTGCCCCATTGTTGAGCCACTCTTGCGGGATCCTGTTGTCAGCACCCGTTGCAGGGTTCACAGCATACAGGCCATCGATCAGCAGGATGGGGTAGCCATTTGAGTACAGGTGGACCGATGTTCTCGTTAACTCCATGCGGAACCGATCACGGCAGTGCAGATCGTGGATGTTGGGGCCACATGAGCGCATCACGTCCTGAACACGCAGGCCACCTGAATTAGGGATGACCCACTCACGGTAGCCACCCTGAATGCTAGAGGCTGTGCGGCTAGTGCCGATGCCTTGGGTTTCCCATACGCGCCCGGGCCGGCCACCATTATTGGTACAGACCCGGCCATCGTTTGGGCATTCGCCACCGGTGACGCGGTTACTGTTGTCATACATGGCGCACACAATGGCAGGGTTTTCGAGCCGGCAGCCCATAGCACCACGCCCACCAAACTGCCCATAGCCGTAGAGGCTATCTACAGTCCACTGGGTTGGTGCGTCAGCCGGGCTCACGTCTAGCTCATAGTAGTGGTCGGCCCCACCCATGCCATCGGTGCCCTGCGCTGCATCTGCCTCTACGGTCAGGGTGCCGTTCTGGAATGGGAATCGCTGGTTGGGGCTGATGAGGATGCCGCCTGAGAGCCTGAATGGTGATACGTCTACGAGATCCACCATCCAGTGATTCGAGTTGATGAATGCGCCAGACTTGAATCGGCTATCAAGGCGGGGGAATACCTTGTAGTCATAATCGCCATCGTTGAGTGTCTGGATGGCCGGACCGTCATTATCCCAGGTGTCAACCCACGATGCGCCAGTGTTCACTCGGGTTGGTGCCCCTGCTTGAGGCTGCGGGTAACACCAGATCGGATACTCGGGCTCTAGGCCCTGAGTGTTGTAGGTGGTGCCGGTGGTGTAGTTCTGGCTAATAAGATGCACCAATGGCGTACATGATGGATCGAAGTTAGGTAATACGCCATTCTGTGCGTAGGCGGTAACGACAATTGTTACAGACGCCACGAGTGCGAGCAGTGCGGGTGCTAGCCTCTTTTTCATTAGCTCTAGTCTACTCGGCTAGAACGTTTCTTTGACCATTCCTGAGCCCGGTACTTTTCTATGTACTGCTTGACGAAGTACAGGCCATCGAGCCA